ATCCTGTAACGGACCGCGTTATGGCTTTGATGCGACTCCATGGTGCGACGATGAAGAACGCAACGCCGTAACACGAACGCTCTTCCGCAATCGTCAGTACGAAATCAAGCGCAGCGACATCGGCGATTCATTGGCCGACGCTTACCTCGAAATCAGCGATGCCACCGACCTCAACATCCAGCAGAAGATCGATGACAACATCGACCGACTCTTCAATGCGCGGCGTCGGTACATGCGGATAAGTGACGACGAATTGAAACGCATGTGCGCCTGGGAATCGCTCGTTGAAATCGGCATCTGCGAGAACCGCGAGCGAAATCAATACGCTATCAACTACGCGCTGGAGCATCTGGACATGCAGACGCTCATCCTTATCCCTCGCATTACGCTGGGCGAGGACTACGAAAAGCGCATTCCCGGTTCACTCCTCGTCCATTCGAAGATTGGCAAGAAGCAGCGCAAGGCGGCGATGGAGGAGTTCAAGGCTGGCAACCTGCGGACCATGATTGCCACATCACTGGCCGACGAAGGACTTGATCTTCCAAATGTCGAACTACTCATCATGGTGAGTGGCGGTCGGTCGTCGCAGAAGACGATTCAAAGGGCGAGTCGCGCATTGCGAAAAACAGATTCCAAAAACTGTGCGACAATCGTTGATTTTTCGGACAAGTTTCATCCCATCGGAGCGTTCCACGCAAAGAAGCGAATGAAATGCTACCGTGAACTAGGTTGCGTTTTCCAATGAGTGCATCAATTACAACAACGAATGAAACAGCCACGCCCACAGAGAACGTGGTTTATCTGATCGGCGAACTACGAGGCATCAGCCGTCAAACCGAAACCAAGACAGGCGCGCTTATGGTGCGCCGCGTTATATCCGTCGCTCGTCATTGGACGGATGCGGACGGCAGGTTTCACGAAGATTACGATGAATTCGAGCTGTCCTCATGGGGGCAGGTTGCCGAGAAGATTATTGAGATTCAGAACGGCGCTCTAGTGCGCGTAAAAGGCCGCGTGAAGGTCGAGAAATGGAGTGATGGCGGTGAAACCAAGAGCGCTGTGCGTATTGCGGCGGAACAAATAACGGTCCTTTGCTACTAAAATGAAATCAAACCAAACAATCGTTGCGGTCGATCCTGGTGTAGGAGGCGGATTCGCGGTCAAAACGGCTGATGAAATTCTGCTCTTTCCAATGCCCGAATCATTGCCCGATATGGCGCAACTACTAATCGGATTCAAATTAGCAGATAGCCACTTGTGGATTGAGAAGGTTCCCAAGTTCGTGTCCAAGCTGACACCCGCCGCAAGCGTTGCCACGCTCCATGAAAACTACGGCATTATCCAAGGACTGGCCTACTCTCAGGGCTATGCGCTTCACCGCGTCGAACCCAAGATCTGGCAGGAACCTCTCGGACTCGGCGGTAGAAAGGCGTGCGCCACTGGTCCTGAGTGGAAGCGAAAGCTCAAGAGCAAGGCTCAGGAACTGTACCCCCATCTGGATGTCAGTCTCAAGAACTGTGACGCCCTGCTCATTCTCCATTACGCTCAAGGAGGCGGCAGATGATTCGTAGGATGAATCGGCCACCGTCGCCTGAAGAGCTGAAGCAAATGCTCATCGCCGCATTCGCAATGGGCGTCGTCATCACCAGCGCATACTTCATTCTCTTTGTCCTCAAATGAGCCAAGAACTCGAAGACATCAAAGAAGAGCTGGCAGAGTACAAATGGATTTCCAAGGAGCTTGCGAAAGCACTTGGCTGCGGATGCACAATCGGAGGAGACTTCGACCTGTGCATCGACTGCACCGGCACACAGAAAGCATACAAACGAATACAGAAAATATATGAGCCTAAACAGTGCGAACAAAATAGTCAGAATCGCTGAAGCCGATGAATCAACGCCACGCATCGATTTCGCGTACATCGACAAGAAGTATAAGGAATGGCTTGTCCGCCGTGGATTCGCCAGCGAAGAGCAAACTGAACTCGGCATGCGACGTTCCGACGGTCGTCGCGGTCGTGCGGTCAAACGAATCAATTCCGATGAAAGCATCTGAAATATCCCGAGAACAACTCTTGAAGGAAGCTCCGCGCCTCATTGACTATGCGATTCTTCGAGGTTGGATGAGCAAGCCAGCGAAGCCAAAACGCAGCGTGGATGGCGGATGGCAAGCGGTTGGAGTCGGCCATCTCGACGACGCTTCTGAAGATGAAATACAAGAACTCAGGAAACAGCTCAGTGGAGGTTGAACTCCTGTCCGACGACGTAGAAATACGCATCGGAGAAACCAAGTGGTCAGGCGTGGCCTACATGCGCGAGGGCAAGGCCAAGATCTACGTTCGAACGAAAGCTGAATTCAAAGCTAAGTTCGTCCTGATAGATGCGAAGCCCTAAACTTTACATCGCCGCACAAGAGCAGCTCTTTGCGAAGTTTCAGTCACGCTCCATCGCCATCCAGCATTGGAGCAAATATCTGATGACTCCCAAAGAGCTTGCTCTCCTTTTCAGCAAGTTAGAGAAATCAAATTCAGTCCTCTCCGAAATCGCCAAGACTGATCTTGGTCGAAGCGGGGAGATAGCGAGAAAACAACTTGGAATCGAATGAATCAATCAAAAGTAGATCGTGCGCGCGCATGGCTGCGTAACACGCCAGGAGCCGTCTCGGGTCAGAATGGGCATGGAGCAACCTTCGCTGTGGCAACCTCGCTCATACACGGTTTTGAGCTGAATGCGGGGGATGCTGAAACGCTCATGCATGAGTACAACTCGAAATGCCTCCCACCGTGGAAGCCGAACGAATTGGCGCACAAGCTCGATCAGGCGTCCAAGGTTTCGCACGACAAGCCGCGCGGATGGCTTCTGGAATCGCATCCCAGCATCGGTCAGGGCGGCACTCCAGTATCTCCAACCGGTAAGTTCGTGGTGCGAAAGATCCAAGCAATTCCGCAATCGGACTTTCGATTTTCAACCATAGATTTCTTAAAAGCCTGCTTTGAACCAGACGAAGTTGTCTGCATTTGCAACGACATCGTCAGCGACGATGAAGGTCGGACTCGGCCAAACTCCAAGGGTACATTCCTCAAGCGCGACGAATGGATTGAGAAGCATTTCACGCCGCCAATTAGTTCCATGTGGAACGGCCCTGACAGCCGTGGCGCATACGTCCGCGTCAACCCATGCTTCGATGAGAGCGGTTCTGATTCCGGCGTGGCAGCATTCCGCCATGTCCTCGTTGAGATGGACGAGAAGACCAAGGACGAGCAATGGACGATCCTCAAGGAGTCCAAATTGCCGATGTCCGTCGTCATCGATTCCGGTGGCAAGAGTTTGCACGGCTGGGTACGAGTCGATGCAGCGAACAAGGAGGAATGGAACGAGCGTCGTGATGTCGTCTATCGCCAGTTAGAGACGCTCGGCATCGATCCGAAGAACAAGAACGCGAGCAGGTTCTCTCGTCTTGCCGGTGTAATGCGCGATGGCAAGGAGCAGAAGCTGTTGGCCATCAATGTCGGGTCGGTCAACTGGGATGCGTTTACGGACTATCTGGAGTCGCAGGACATGCCTCAGGAGTTCTCGCTCGATAGCATCATCGAGTACGACCCTAAGAATGATCCTGACAATCTGATCGGCGACAGATGGCTACGTCGCGGTTCATCGCTTCTCTTTGTAGGCCAAAGTGGTTGCGGCAAAAGCTCGATGGCCGCGTATCAGGGGATGAAGTGGGCGTCCGGTGAAGCGTGGTTCGGCGTAAAGCCTGTGCGCGCGCTGAAGGTGGCCTACATCCAAGCCGAGAACGACATTGCCGATCAGCATGACGCACTCAAAGGCGCTGCTCAGATGACGTTCGGAAAAGAGAACTGGGAGCGAGGATTGCGGAGTGTTGACATGCTCTTCTTCCGCGAAACGGTTCGCACCGGAACAGACTTCGCCACAATGCTCCGCCGTCTCGTTCGCAAGACCAAGGCTGACGTTGTTTACATCGATCCGCTGCTCTCCTACATGGGCGGCAATCCTGCTGACATTGAGGTATGCGCGAACTTCACGCGACATCTGCTCCAGCCGATTATGATGGAGACAGGCGTTGTCCTGGTGCTTGTCCATCACTTCCCAAAGCCGAAGGGCAAGGACGACAAGCCGGAGAGCGTGGCAGATTTGGCCTACTCAGGATTCGGATCATCGGACCTGACCAACTGGGCGCGCGAGGTGATTGTGATGAAGGAGGTTGGCTTCAACAATCCGCGCAAGTTCATGCTTGGCATGGCGAAACGGGCAGACCGTTCCGGCATGACAGACAAGGACGGAAAAGTCACCGGATCGATTATGATCCAGCGTGGAACAGGCGGCGACATCTCATGGAACTACGCGGAGCCTGAGAAGTTCGTCGTTGATAAGGAGTCGGCGAAAAAGCCGTACTCCAAAGGACGATATCCTAAGCGTTAGCCTTCTCACGCATGGCGCGGCGACGGCCTTTCGCGGCGAGCGATTGGAACTTCGCCTTGCCGAGCTTCTTACGTCCGATGTAAGCGGCGAGAGCGCCAGGATCTTTCACGCCTTTCTTCTCAAGCTCACCAACGAGCTTCTCGTAACGTCCGCCACCGCCAAGTCGCATCTTGTCCATAAATTCAAATAGGGTTTGAGGTTAAAACCGACAGAACAATCGCCAGAATCCAAGCGGCGCAGCTCCAAAATTTAGGCGTCGTCTTGTCCTTCGCACTGGCGCAGTTATGCCGCGCGCGGAAATTCTTACGACGCTCAGGATTGTCGCGTTTGATTTCCATGTTGGCGTCTCCAAAGCGAACCTTGATGACGTTGCCGTTGTCATTCTTGACGTACACCGCGCTCTTCTTCCGCTCGCCAGGAGTGTAGAACGGCTTGTTGAGCGTCACCTTACGACCCTTGTAGGTGTTACCTTTTTTTGAGAGGGAGGTTTTCATTAGTCGCGGCGACGAGTTTGACGGCGCATTTCCTGAAGCTGCTTCTCTTCAGACTGACCTTCTTCCATCTGCATCATGGCTCGGTCAGTTTCGAGCTTCAGCATTCTCGACCAGTTTCGATTGAACAAATCTATCTGCTCCTTAGAAAGCTGACTGATAGGAGTGGTGACAGTCTTGACGTAGGTTGGCGACTGAAGCATTCGGCCCACAGCGGATTCACCGGAATCTCCAATAGCCTTCAAAACCATTCGACGGCCAATAAACCCAACAAGACCGCCACCAATCGCACCGCCAGCAACACCAGCAGGCCCAAGTCCGCTGGCAATGTATGCGCCAGCAGTAGCAAGCGTTGGGACGATAGATTTTGAAACAAGGCTATCACCCTCCTTGGATGCAACAGCCAACTGATCCGCAATCGTGCTAATCTTGTCCACACCTCCAGCACCAAACAACTCGTTTACAAGCGCGTTGTACTCTCCTGGCTTTTCGCCACCAGCAATCAACGCTTTCATCCTGTTCGTGTCGATGGCCTTTTTTCCATCAACAAACGAGTCTTTGACGATCCGACCGAGGACAATGTTTTGAGCATCAGCCAGAAGGTCTGGCCGACTTTCCTTAAGGATCTTCGTAAACTCCTCCGCCCTCTTGACCGGATAAACGCCACCACCCTTGGACTTAAGAAAATCCACAATGTTTCCGGCGGGGATGTTTCCGTAGAGTTCTCCACCCCTAATTGCAGAAGCGACAACCTGCTGGAAGTCTGTGGCAGTCTTTGACTGTTCGGTGACGTAATCGTTCAACTCCTTGAGCATTGTGTTTGCGTCAGGATTTGATGCGATTTGCTTGAGAACATCGTCATCAATGGCGACTCCCTTCTTAACTTTTGATTTGATGTCGGCCAGCAAAGAGACGACCTGCTTTTGAGCTTCAACATCTTCACCTGGCTGCGCTAAAACACCCTTGAACTCACGACTAGCGTTTTTCTTCTGAAAATCAGAAAGCCGTTTTTTAACGTCTGCAACTTCTTCTCGGTTTTTCTTAAGCCTATCTTCCGCTCCCGTAATCTTGTTAGAAACGTCAGATTGAAGCAAATCTGATTTTGCTGTCAGTTCTTCAAGACTTGATTTGAGCTTTTCCTCATCTTTGAGAATTGATGTGTATCTTGATGCGACATCTTGGATTTGCCCGAGACTGGGGAAAAATTCGTTTACTACTTCCTTTGACAACTTATCACGACCAGCTTTTGCCTCCGTCAAAGTGTTGAGAAACTCGACAGGATTTTTGCCACGAATCTGATTGTAAATGTAGTCCGAAAGAACTGGCTTCACATTGGTTTCCCAAGTATCACCGGCCATGTCCTTCAGAACAGCAAGCGTAGTTCCGCCGCGAGGACCAATAATGGCCGACACTGATTCAGGTGCGCCACCGCCTTCTCCAATGCTGCGAAGAATGCGGTCAACGTAAGCTCCCTTAAATCGGCTGATTCCTTCAGC